CATAACCACCACCAGAAGAACCACTTGGAGTATTCACATACCTAACATTGGTTTTATTCTGAATCGGGGGTGGAACAGCATAAGATCTGTTCGGACTGCTTGGTGCAGGACCACCAGCAAATCTCATTGCAGGCTTCGTTGCTCTCTTTGCACCAGATCTACCTCGTATTCTTGAAGTTGGAAACGCTCTACTGACATCATAGATTATCTGAGCTCCTGCTCCAACCATACCAACTGGACCCGGAATCGCTGAGATGCCACCTAATGCAGCGCCAAGTTCGTCACCCCTTGCAGTTCTATCAGCGATATCAACGGCTGCAAGACCAGTTCCAAGAAAAGGAATGAATCTACCCAACCTTCTCGCAAGTGGTGCTCCAGTTCTAAGTCCTTGCGTTGCCATTTTCTGTAATGCAGGATTATTCATATTCATCACTCTGGTGGTTCCTGCTGCTGCACTCGCAACACTATCAGAAGTTCTTACCAGTTGCTCAATACCCTTACTAGGATCAAAACCTCTCATTATATTTGATCCTAATGGATTTTTAAAACTCGAAAATCCACTGGTTCTAGGCATTGCTACAATAGATCCGCCACCACCAGCGTATTTCATAGCTGTTCCAAGATCTGGAGTAAAATATTGTGTGTCTGCTAACGCTCCGAAAGCACCTCTCAATCCAAACAAATCAGTAAGTTTTTTGCCCTGAGGATTTAATCCAAATAGTTTATCCCCTGCACCACTGAATGCAGGATTATATTCAACACCTGCGGGTAGACCTTTAAACATAAAGTCTCCAGACCCATATCCAATGTTATCAAGAACACCTCTTCCTATTCTGGTTGAGAACATACCCGCTTGGGTTGCTCTCTCCCTTTCATTATCAAGAAATGAATTTCTAGTTCCAATAGGACCACCACCTTGAGCAAAGGAAACGCCACTTACAACTCTTGGTCTATTTGTTCCTCCACCAGCAGCATTCATTGCCAGCAAAGTGTCCAATCCAAATTGTTGAACTGCTCCGCGAGACATGACAAACTCACCGTCAGTGAGCATCGCAGGAATCTTATCAATTCCAGATTGACCACTTACAAATCCACCTTCATTAAATGCTAACCCACTTGATTGATCTGCTGCGGATGATGGTCCACCTTCTTTTGCTTCTGAAAATGGGTTATTCTCACTAAAATATTTTATGAGTGCAGCAGTCAGGGCACTGGCACCAATAACAGCAGCAATCTTTGGATTTCTCAGAGCAAAAGTTCCAATAGCTTTTAATAACCTAAGAGAAAGTCCAGTTAAAAATCTACCAAGACTGTTTCCAAACAGAAGATATGCTGCGATTAACTTTGGCCATTGATCCCCAAGGAATCTAAAAATTGCACTAACCTTTTTAGCGTTCGCAGGATCACCAAACCAATCAAGAAGTTTTATGACTGCTCTTCCTAAGAAGATAGTCACAAAGAAATTAATAATTTTATCAAGAATAGATTTAACAGGTGCAACAATTTTCTTTGCTACCTTTGTAACAACTGCAAATCCTTTTTCAAGTCTTGTCTCTCTTGCTTCCCTCCTTTTATTTTCTGCTGCTCTCCTTTCTTTCTCACCAGTTGCCTTCAGATTTGCCAGTTGTTGAATGAGTAACCCAGCAATTCTATCTAAACTCTCTTTGATTTCTGTTAGTGGATCCCCATCACTCTCTCCACCACCTGCAGTTTTTTTAGATACTGCTACAAGTGATGTCCCCATAGAGGATTTCAAAGCCTTAACGTTGCCAGCAATAGCAGCAACAGAACCACCCGTCAACTTAGAAGCACTTATCTTCTTTGACTTTACCTTGAATCTTCCCTTATCTTTCTTACTTTTTACTCTCTTAAATTCTTTTGTGACAAGTTCAATCTCTTCGGTAGGAATGGATGTCTTGGTCATCCTACCTTTTACCATCACCTCCTTGAGGAGACTGAGATAAGTTCCGTAATCCAGGTCAAATACATCCTCAAGACCAATCAGTCTAAGGATTCTAATATCAATTTGTTCCTGTTGATTAGGAGAACTTGGCATTTTGTTGTTCTTGCTTTAATTTTTCCTCTTCAAGATGATTCTGTAATAAAGTAACATAGATATCCCTTTCCCAAGGAATCATATTTTCTATTTCTGTCAAAGAATATTTATGGTACTGCATCAAGGCAAAATTAAGTTTGAAGTAATTCTCCAGGTTCATATGAACCATGCTTAAGCGAAAAAACTTGCTAAGCCCTCAAGTACTACCTCGCTTTCAATCTCAGTCACTGGGTTGAGAACCTTCACCGTATGAGACAGTTTAGGCATGGTCTCAAAGAACTTTTCAATTTGTTTAAACTGCGAAGAGTTCATCGACTCAAGAAAATCATTGATCTCTTTTTTGGTGCAGTCAGCAGTTGCCCAGACTTCTTCTTCAGTGAAGATCTTATCGATACAAGATCCAATCAATTCAAATGATTGATCCATCGCAGTCTCTTCATTGAAATCAAAGTTGTTCTTAATGAATTGATCAAGAGATGGATATCTCATCTCCATCATGATCGAATCATCAACTTTAATTTTGTTGGTGTGATCCTCATTCTTTTCAATTTGAATATCATCAAGATTAATCTTGACTGAGACATTGGTCTCACCATCATCAGGGCAGGTCACATTGACATCAATCTCTTCACCAACAGACTTTCCACGAATGTTGAGGAACAGATATTCAATATCAAAAGTAGGCAGAGCCTCAACTTTGATACCTCTGGTTTTGATGCAACTCTTGATGACTGACTTGATAGCAGTTGTAATTTGCTTTGTGTCTTCGCTCTCTAAAGCAATTACAAGCAACTTCTCTTCCTTAACAAGAAAGGGTCTGTACTGAATGGTTTGTCCTGACGATGGCAACTCAAGTTCATAAGTTGGCGTAGCAATCTTTGGTAAAGGCATAATATCCTATAGAAATTTCAGTTGTGATTATTTATTACTCATTTGGACCGTTTGGATTTCCATAGAGAACCCTATTGAAACTTTGGTCAACGATATCTCTCGCCAGAGAAGAGCGAGCTCCATTGAGTATTCTGTTAGCGTTTACGGAACGACCAATGCTAGCAAGAGCAGCAGCACCTCTGATCCTTTCTAATTCAGACCCACCACCCAACGTGTCTCTAGCTTCTGGAGGGAGGTTGTTTGGATCTGGATTTTCACTTGCAAGGGTTTTAAATTTCTCATACTTCATTAAGTATCTAGTAAATGTAAACGAAACAGTGCATTTCAGGAGTTGTGAGTTTTCATAGCTCACAGGAATAGAATTAAGACCAATTGGATATGCGTTTAGAAATGTATATTTTAGATAACTTCCACTATAATCTTTTTCAAATTTATACAAAAACATTTCTGGACACCTATATTCATTAGGAAAATTAAATCTATAATTATAATTTCCGCTATCAAATCCTTGTGTAAATTCTTCACCTGCAACATATTGCATCCAAGTCTCAAAGAAAGTTATTGAATCGTAACTAGTATCAACATAAAATGTAAATGATGCTCTGTCGTCATATAATCTTCGATATGCATGTCTTTCTGTTACACCTGTGTAATTATTATTAATTTCATGGGTCGCTAATGAAGATCCAGGTAATGCAGCTTCAGCACATAACAAACTCATTTTTGTTCGATCATATGCTCTGGCAGCACCTGCAGCAGTTTTACTTTTAAGAAAGTTCTGCAGACCAGGTTGCGGCAGAAAATCCAACATAAAATGCGAAGTGGTTGCAGGTCTGAGCAACGTCGCTTTTATATTCGCTATATTCTTTGATGACGGTTGTACACCTCGACTGTCTGGTGAAGATGCCATTTATAAATACTTTTTGACCTTGTATATTATGTAGGCAGGTTAATGGCAGAAAGTATAAAAAGTAAGTATAAACCATCCAATCCAAAGAAATATCAAGGAAACTCGAACAATATTATCTGTAGAAGTAGTTGGGAAAGAAGATTCTGTAGGTGGTGTGACCTGAATGAGAATATTGTTTCATGGGCATCTGAAGAGTTCAGTATACCATATGTTTCACCAGTTGACAATAGGGTGCATCGCTACTTCCCAGACTACTTGATCAAAGTTAAAGAGTCAACGGGTAAAATCAAAACTTATGTGGTTGAAGTAAAACCAAAGAAACAAACTGCACCACCAAAGAAACCAAAGAAACAAACCAAGTCATACATTTATGAATGTCAAATGTATGCAGTTAATCAAGCGAAGTGGAAGGCTGCAAAAGAATTCTGTGAGGATAATCGTGTCGAATTTAAAATCATCACAGAAGACGAGTTAGGTATCAAATGAATAGAATAGAAAGGATCAGAGCAGACTTAAACAACAAGACTAATGATCCCGAAGAAATGATGATAGAGATCATGGATGCACTGAAAGATACAGTGACTCCTATTCCAGATGTTGGTAAGTATTATACATTTGTCTATAATCCAAAGACACCCAACATAACATATGATCAACATCCACTTATTGCCTGCACCGAAATATATCAATGGGGATTTAAAGGTCTTAATTTTCACTGGGAAAAGACACGAAGTTATACCTGGGAAGAACTTGCAGGGCAACTCTACATTGTTGACTATGTAGAACTAGATGATTTACTTTCTATACCTTATGCAAAGTTCCGTCTAAATAAATAAAAATCTTGTGTAATGCAACATGGCCGGCAGAACATACGGATCTAGAGATACAAATAATGTATTTAAACCTGGAGGAGATCTAGGTGATAAAGAATATTACACTAGGATAGATGCAATTACAGGTGAAATAACAGTTAGAAGAAAGCAATCTGGATTTGCAACTGGAGATCAGACAGTTGCAACAAAACTTCCAGGAAAAAATTGGGATATAAAAACAAGTGTGACTACCACAGAAGAAAGACAGTGGTTGAATACCACAAAAAATCAAACTCAACTATCTAGAATTGCAGAGAAAACATCGATAAAAGCACAACAAGAATTAGGAGTTTCGTCAGAGAGGGCAAGGTTAAGAACTAAAGAATTACTTCAGACTGGACAAGTAACTACAGCGACAGCGGAAGGATCTGATGGTGCATTAAGTTCAGTTCGCACAGATCAACTCAGAAATCTTCCAACCGAAGCAGGGACAAGAAACAGTGCGGGTGCTTTTGGAGATCCAATGAAGTATCCAGAAGATATGAAAGATGAACAGGATAAAATAAAAATCAGTATGATTAAATTTAATCCTAGATCTCTTTCCAATCAAAACACTGGTTTTACAAATAGAGATCGACCTGATACAAAAGATATTATAGGAACTGTAACCCTTGCCATCCCAGGTGGAATTAAAGATGAGAACACTGTTAAATGGGGTGCTCAAGACATGAATGCCGCTCAGGCAAGAATTGCATCAGCAGCATTTAATTTTATCAGTGAAGGGAAATCACCTGGTCCTGCAGATCTAGCAGCTCTTCAAAAAGATCTTACTGATCCATTGACAAGAACTGCCATTGGTTTAGGATTTGCAGGAGCTGCCGTTGGTGCCCAAGGTTTGCTGGCAAGAACAACAGGAGCAATCTTAAATCCAAACACTGAATTACTATTTTCTGGACCAGCACTCAGAGCATTTACTTTTCAATTTCCATTTTCTCCAAGAAGTGAAGATGAATCAAAAATGGTTCAAAGAATCATTAGATTCTTCAAGCAAGGAATGGCAGTTCAAAGAACTAAAAATGCGATATTTTTAAAAGCACCAAATGTCTTTGAACTTAAATATTTTAACGGTAGTACAAATCATGCTTTTCTACCTAGAATGAAAACTTGTGCTCTATTAAATTGTTCAGTTGACTATACTCCTGATGGAAATTATTCAACATATGAAAACTCATCGATGACAAAATATACAATGTCATTAACATTTAATGAGTTAGATCCAATTTACAATGATGAATATGATGATGGCAAAGATAATAGTGGTCAACAAACTACCGATATAGGTTTCTAAAATGGCTAATCCATACTTCCGCAATATACCTGACTTCGAATACATCAACCGTACAGAAGAAGGTAAAAATCTAACTGACTTTACCAAAGTCAAGAACCTTTTCAAGAAAGGTAAGTTTAGAGAGGACATCTACCAGGAACTCACCACCTTTGAGAAGTATCAGATTCAGGGTGATGATCGTCCAGACAACGTTGCGTTCGAATTGTATGGAGATTCAACACTAGACTGGGTTGTTCTAATGACAAACAACATTTTGAACATTCAAACAGAATGGCCTATGAAGCAAGCGGACTTTAATGAATATCTGTTAGAAAAGTATGGTAGTTATGATACTCTTTATACTGATATTCATCACTATGAATCAAACGAAGTTAAAGACAGTCAAGGAATTATCATATATCCCAAAGGAGTTAGAGTTGGCGCTGCTCAAAGTGTAAGTTACTTTGATTTTTACAAGGATCTTCAAATCGATATCGTAAATATCTCTCGTCCCATCACCAACTATCAGTATGAAGAGAAACTGAATGATGACAAGAGAAATATCTTCATTCTAAAACCGAAGTATCTGAATGTCATCTTTGATGATCTGGAAGAACTGATGACATATAAAGAGGGTTCCACTCAGTATGTGAGTGAAACCCTGAAGCGTGCTGATAATGTCAGACTGTATGATTAATCGTTTTCTTCCTTCTTATTAAATCCAAAAGGTCCTTCCTTTTCTTCCATCTTTAGTCTCAGTGCAACTGTACCAATAGACTCAAGAACTTTCAGAACATCTTCTGGTTTGGCACCTTCACCAAGTTCTTTGGCAACATACCAATACTTGGGCCAAAATGACTCACCTGCCTTCTCGTAGTCTTCAAGTGTAAGTAGTTTCATCAGTCTTCAGCGAGTCGTTGGAAGTAGGACAGAGCATCATCTTCATCAGAGTCATTGGACTTAGGAGTGATATCTGGTGCATTGAAGTCAGCAGCAGGTTCAGGTGCCTTTGACTTGAAGTCAGGGGTGAAAGATCCACGACCTTCAGACTCATCCTCCAGATCTTCATCCAGAGCACGACGAGTGGTCTTCTGACCCAGAACCATCTTCAGACGATTCTCCAGTTGCTCATAGGTCTTGAACTGATCTGCAGCAGTCAGGGAAGTAAGCGAATACTCTTTCTTCCAGAGTGCTTCCATTGCATCGTCATCATCCAGGACAGGAGAGACACGATCAAATTCAGACTTGTCGTAGTTCCAGTAACCATCCTTCTTCACAATCTTCAGTTTGAAGTTTGCACCTTGCCAGAAGTCGAAGGGGTTGATGGGAGTCTCATCTTCAAACTCAGGCTGCATTGCTTCCATGATCTTGTCAAAGATCTTCTTACCATACTTGAACAGGAAGACTTTACCTTCATTGTGAGGATTGGTAGGATCCTTCACCACATAGATGTTGCTGTAGTAAGACAGTTTACGCTTCTGCTTACGAACAGTGTCCTTGTCTGAATCGATGCCACTGTTCCACAGTTCACGATTGTGCTCAGACACAGGATCTTTCTGACCAATAGTAGTCAGAGAGTTTTCAATGTACCAACCACCAGGGCCTTGGAAGGCATGGGAGTACATCTTTGCCCACGGAAGTTCTTCACCTTCAGGTGCGGGCAGGAAACGGATGACGGCAAAACCATTGCCAGTCTTATCCATTTCAGGTTTCCAGAGACGGTCGTCACCACCACTAGAGTTGTTGCTCATCTTCTCAACTTCCTTTACCAGTTTGGAAGTCAGTGAACCAAGAGAAGATTGCTTCTTGAGATCTGCAAAAGACATTAGATTACCTCGGATTTTGTACGGATTTGGCTTGTGATAATATCAGAAATTTCTGACAGCATCAATAATAGCATAAAAGTGTGCTTCTGACTTCAGTTTACCTTTGAAAACAAGACCGTTGTAATCAATGGTAATTTCATTTTGAATGTTTGCAGGCGCAATGCCCATACGAGCAGTAAGAACACCGTCTGCGTTTTCTCCTTCGATTAAAATACTGGTCAGAGCAGCATTCGTTTTATCAAGGTCTTTGAAGACCTGTTTCAGAGCAGGTTCATTCCAAAACTTGGAATAGTCAGTGTCGTCTTTGTTGGAATAAAACCTTTCTCGAAATGCAGATTGAACTGTGCGAACTGCTTCCTTACTAAGATAAGGGAAATAAGTGCGAATACTATCAACGCGAATAGACAAGTTTTTTGCAGTTGGATTATCAACTCTCCACTGCAGAGACTCAAGAATTACTCGTTTTTCATACTTGAGGCGATCCCCATAAAATTGAGGATATTCAGCTGCAACTTGTGCGACTGTCATAAGCAATTTAGATGCCATCGGATTTTGTACGGATTTGGCTTTTGTGTACTTCGTTATTCTAGTAGTCAGTGGAATCTTTGTCAAGTTGACTTTCCATAACCGCAAGCATCTCTGACATGCGAGCGAAGACTACATTCATATCAACCTCAGATGGAAGACCCATCATAAGTGCTGACTGATAAATCTTTTCTTTCATCTCAACAGCCTCTGGGTCATCAGAAAGACTCAGACGCATATAAAGAATCTTTTGTTTTTCAATAAGTTCTTTGAGGAGATTGACATGCTCCAGTTTTTCTTCTTTATTCATGCGGGGGAAGTTCATAACACTTCCATATAAATCTTCTTGCAGTTCAGAGATCTTTGTCATCTCTGCTCTTACAATATCAGAATCGAAAAAACTCATTTGTCTCCTAGAACTACTTGCTTCAAGATTTTCTTGTAACGAAATACATCAATATTTAGAAACGGAGAATATTTTCTCATTCTCAAACTGACGGTTTCCCACACAGGGTCTTCTAACTTCTTATCGAAGTCTTGTTTGAATCCGAAAATCTTATCATATATGACTAGAGTTTCGAGACTAATATTCCCATTCAAATAATTTTTAAGAACTGGAGGGTGACCTTTTGAGCAGTTGAAAAGGTCATCAACCTTCTTGCCATTGAAGAGACTCTCAGTTTCTTGTGTGAAAACATAGGAGAGAGATTGATTTCTTTTCTTCCAGTCAGTGTATCTACCTTCACCTTCGCGTATCATCTCTCCTATCCAGAGCTTACCTGGATCAGTGCAGGTGATAAAGTTAGATACAAAGAAATCAACGACTTCCTTGTCATCCTTATTACGTGCTAATTTTTCAAACCAGAAACGATCCTTTCGTTTGTAGAAGGATTGAACAGTCGCACGACTTTTACCACAGTATTTGTGGTAGTCATACTTGTCCTTGGTGAAATGATTCTTCAAGGACAAATAACATTTGTAGGCATCAAACGGCATCATCAAAAAAGTAATAGAGTAAAATTTTTGCCGGAAATTTTTTTAGACTTAAATGAAATTAAAGGGGCAATTTTGCACGGGAACTTCTCTTCAGGAAATTAAGTTCCATCGCTTCGTATTTGATTTTTTCTTTTAAAGGCTTTGAGATTAGTTTGGGTACGGACTCAAGATCGATTGCATTGAGTTCACAGAAGTGAACAATAGCGTCGATATAATTCATATCTTCGTGAGTCAGAACAAGAGATTCAATCTCTTGTGCGAACCTAGAAGGACAAAAGAATTTACTCTCAAATGCCTTTTCTAACTCATTCTCCATGGTGCCCAGTATTGTGAGATACAAATTCTTTAATGTAGCGAACTAATAGTTTAATATAATCCCCTTTATTCCTTTTGTCAAACACCTTTACCTCACCACCAGGAGTGACCATGAGAGTGATGAGTTTCTTGATGGGGATTCCAGTCAATTCATAATATGCAGCAGCATAAAACATCTCCTGCACGAAATAATTTTCGATCCACTTTTCAGGTTTGATTTTTGTTGAAGTCTTGAAGTCAATAACTGCTAGTTCACCATCGTACTCTGCGATACAATCAACTCTACCAGCTAGTCCAAGATATTCGGAATACAGTGTGCGCTCAATAGCATGTATGTTATTTATCTTATCCAGTTCAGGTTTCAAATGATAAAACATAAACTTGGATGCTGGCAGATAATTGTTCCAGTCCAACTCCTTATTCAGGAGATAGTCTTGAGCGACCTCATGAAAGTCAGTGCCTCTTGCAGTGGCCTGACGGGTGATACGATTTGCTTCTTCAATACCAACTCTCTTCCTCCAGTCAACGAAGATCTGTCGGTTATAGAAAGAAGTGACAGAAGTAATAGAAGGCACCCAGTCTCCATTCGGAAGATTATAGAGACGGATGCCATTCGTTTCTTTCTTGTTTAATTCAAGATCACCTAAAAAATTACAATGAACAAAACTCATAGATTCAATTCCATTTTCGCAAGAATATATTCTTTCACTAATCCAGAGCGAACAATATCTTCTACACCAAACTCAACGATATTCATAGATGGCATCATGCGAAGAACTTTCATGAAGTCTGCGATACCATTTCTTTCTCTATCTTTGAGAAGGTCAGACTGAGTTGCATCACCACAGAACATGATCTTACTATTCTCACCTACTCGTGTAATTATACTATCAAGTTCATGGAAATTCAAGTTTTGGAATTCATCAACGATCACAATTGCATTATCAAGTGTTGTACCACGGATGAATGATGTGCTCCAGAAACTAATTGTACCTTGAGTCTTGAGGTTACCATAGAGCATCTCAAAGTCTGTGTCTGTGGGGAGAGCAAACATGTACTTCACCATATTCTTATAAGGAATCTGGAAAAGTGCAGACTTGTCTTCATGGTCTCCAGGTAAGAAACCGATCTCTCTGGTGGCCACAAGCGACCTGACGATGTAGATCTTTTCGTATGGTGTGGTCTCGTCTAGAACATCCTGAAGGGCATTGTAGAGCGTGATAAAGGTCTTTCCTGTTCCTGCACATCCATATGCAACTATGTTTTTGTCATCTGCATATGCATCATAAAGTAGTTTTTGATTTTCAGTTAAAGGATCAATATCCCTCATGAGGTCTACATTGATCGGCTTTCTCCTTTTCATTTGTTTAGCCGTCAACCCGACACCAATCGGTTGGTCACCTGCTCTTTTTCTTCTTGGCATTTAGAAACTGTAATCTCTGTTTTTACGGACGTTTGCTCCAGGTTGTCTGGATGCTCGATCTAGGATCTCATTCCACCCACTTGAATTTGCTTCACCCTTGAATTGCATGTCGCCTACCTCACCGGGACTAGCACAACCTGCGGACCAGTCTTTATCCCAGTCGGGGTTCTCTTCTCTCCATTCAGAGTATTGTCTCATGGTCATGGAGAGTTCTTTCTTCTCTCCAGTCTTCAAGTTTTTTACAGGATAAGTTGGCATAACATTCACATAATGTATTGTATTTAGACCCACTCAAGGGCTTCAGCAACAGTGGGGAACTGTTCGATGAAAACTTTCTTACATGCCTCTGCAACTTGCATGTGTTCTTTCTGAGTTCCGTTTGCAGAACGAAGAGTGATGTAATGAATCCATGAACGGCAAGATCCACTCATGTAGATGCGAGTGGGAGTACACAATGGAAGAACATTACGAGCACATTCTTTTGCAACACCTCTTTTCAACATCTGTTGGTACAGAGCCATGGAAGAATCAAACAGAGTCTGCATCTGTTTCTCTAGAATCTGAACTTCGAAAGGATCAAGATCATCAATACTGTTCTGACGATTCTTTTCATCCTGACGACGGAGTTCAGGCAGAGGGATCTGATTACCAAGTAGAGAAGAGTCTGCGTACCGTTGGGAAAACTCTTGATATGTGAACGAACGGTGCCTCAGTATCTGGGCCGCGATAGCACGGGTAGTCTCAATCTCCAAAGTCATGAACGATTGTTCGAACACACTCCAGTGATTGTGCTTAATACAGTAACGCAGAAGACCTGCATAGTTGTCATTTTCTTGATTAGCAGGATTAGAAACTCTGGCAACGTAAGCCATTGTCTTTTCTGCATCAGGAGTAACAGTTACTAGTTTGACTTTATCAGTCGGGGTATCCATCATCGTCATAAAATACTTCGTCGTAATCAGTAATGTGTTGTGCTACATCCTCGTAGTTTGGTTTGTATGCATCGACATCAGAGTATACCTCTGACTTCAGACATTCTACCAGAGACTCAAGGTTTTTGACAATCAGCTTTAGCTTTTCTTTGTCCATTCCTTTTAACGCTGACAAAGCTAATTGTACATAAAAAAAGAGAGGGTGTCAACCCTCTCTCCTCTTTAAACTAGTAGGTTTTTACATATTCGTTTACAAGTTTGTTGTGTTTCATCGCATTCAATTAGACAGTCAAAGTAATCATTTACCAAATCTGTCTCGGCCTTATTTACTGTGTCCTCAAGATTCCATTCTGCTAATTGATTACGCGATAGGATGTTGTGCATGTTCACTCCATGTTATTGGACAATAATATAAAAACGAATCAGTGCATAGGCGTTTACCTTCTAATTCTGTACTATCTAGACAAGTTTGTGTTAATTAACTAACATTTGTAAATCTGTTATATAAAGACAAAAAAAGAGAGGGTTTGTAACCCTCTCTGTGTATCACTTGACGTAAGTACGACCACGATAGCAGTAGGTGCCGTGAGTCTCCTCATTTGCCTGATGCACTTTGCAGTCAACACCACGGTATTTGGTGATATTGATTTGAGCATCGTGCAGAGCTGCTGCCTTGTCGATTTGCTTTTTGATCAGTGTTAAGGTGTTCATAAGTTTACTCCTGAAATACTAGGGATTTTTAGCCCCGTTCCTTCAGTCGTTTGCGTCCCAGTAATGACTACACTCAGGTACAGATTCCTTTACGGTCTCCACCAGTTCTACCACAATTTTAGGTGATAGTTCTGATTTGTTTGCTTGGATTCTGAGCAGTAATGCATCAGCATCTGCACAAAGCATACCGGAGTATAAAAGTAGTTCAATCATGGGATGAACGCTCCGTTCCGCGACTTACTTGCGTCCCACCGAAGTGGGATGAACGTACAGGTATTATATACCTTATGAACTATATATGCAAGTTCTTTTGTAACTTGTGTTACACAAACATTCCTTTTTGGCCCATGTAGTTCATGGTCTCTTTCAGTGTGCCACGAAACATACCAATTGAGATCATAGGATACTCTACGTCGTCACCGAATTCATCTCTAAACTGTCCTTCGGTGAAGTGTTTACCTTTCTCATATACAACAACTTCGTCAAGATGAACTGCCTTCAAAAGAGACGATGCTCTCTCGCACTCTTGACTGCCGTTAGAATAAATTGATACCTGCATTAGTCTCTCTGCCTCCAATCGTCAGGTTTATCTCTCTGGAACCAATCTACAATCTCATCTGCACCACCAAACCCCGTTCTATGATTGGATGGGTCGGGGTCTCCTAACCCCATCCTATTCAAAAAATCATCGGTACTACCTTCCTCAATACCTTTAGCCTGACGACGTGCTTTGTTCAACCAATCTCTAGCAAGAGTATGTGCCTTGGCAAGTTTCTCTGCCCAGATCATGTCCTCTAGGGGAACCTCTTCTTTGTTCGCAATACATCTGCAAATGGACTCTAGTCTGAGTCTGTATTGGGTGGAGAGCATGTTAGTTCAATTTGAGTTTGTCTTTTAGATCAAGAACCTTATTAACCTCATCAACCGCAGCAGACATCCTAGCACCTAGAATATCCATGATATCTTCGTAGATTACTGTATTATCCACGTAGTCATCGAAGTATGTGTCGATTGCTTCTTTGAGATACCTCTTGCGATGCCACTCAGGTGAATAGGGTTTATAAGACATGGTGAAAGTAGTTTTTCATACTGCAGACTATAGCAAAGTTTGGTTGACAAGTCAACTGTTGTATTTATTTTAATGGATTGCCGTGTTTGTCAACCAATCCTAACTTCTTGATTTGGGAAAGATTGGATTTCTTTCCTTTCTTAATCTTTTTATACTCCTTGATGATCCTATCAATCTCTTTGTTGGAGACATTTACTCTTAGTTCTTGATCGTCTTCACTCTGAACAAATCCGAGACCACTTTTTTCTGATTGTCCTTGGCCATCAACGTAGTCATTGATGACCTCTTGAATCTCGTCACGAATTAAAGAGTTAATTTGATTTCTCAATAAGTCTTCATTCATTTCTTTTTCTTTTTACCTTCGGACTTTTTATATCCCCAAAGTTTGGGACTAACTTGACCGTATCCCCAATCAATACTGATCAAAGATCCTTTGCCAAACTTGTCATAGTAAAGGTCGAAGACATCAACTCTTTTACCTCTACACAAGTCGGTCTGAACACGATCATTGACTTTGTACTTCACTTGAAAAGCATCGGTAGGATAACTCTTGTCATGAAGTTGATCATAACTTGCATTCTCAATCAACAGTTCACATCCATAGGTACTGACTAAATTTGTTTTTTCTTCTGTACTCCATTCAGCCATTACTTTCTCCTGAACTGCCTCCGTCATGAGCGACCTCCCCATTGAATGTCGGTGTATGCTTCTGCAACAATTTCCTTAGTCAATTTGTATTTGGTAGTGAGTTCCTTATCTTTCACCAGACAGATAAGTTCTGCTTCCTTAGGATGCAGTCCTTCTAACATCTGAATAAACATGGTCTCTCTGCGAAGAGAAGAAAGAGTATCATTACCACCCTTTACAAAGTGATAGAGTTGTCTGTACTCCCTACGAAGAGATGTGTGATCAGTCCCAACAGGAACCTCATTCTCTTTATAAGGCACATGTCCTTTAGGAAGAACAGAGATTGCCGTATCATCAAAGTTCCAAATCAAAATGGCTTTGAGGGCATCATTCTCATACTCTTTAAGAATCTCTACCTTCTTTGCTTTAGTTCTTTGTTTGTCAACAAGTTCTAGAATCTCATGTTGAAATGGATTCGGAGGAAGTTTTACTTGTCGAGCAGGTTTCCTAGTAGTCACCTTCTTCTTCGTAGTCGTCATAATCGTTTTCAAATCGTACTGCTAAAATTTCATCCGGTAAAACATTACCATTTTCATCAAACATCTCTGGGTGAGTAAATGCAATGTTGTTTGTGTAAACATGTTCCTTTGCCAACCATCCTACTACACCTCCGACAAAAAAGAACATTATCGAAACGAGAGTGCTGATAGTGAGAGTTACTGCTAACATCTTCTTTTCTCCAGAGACTATTTTTTCCTAATGTCCAGATAAAAGTTTAAGTGAAATACAATCTCTCGTTTGAAGAGAGATACCATCTTACCAAACTTTACCTGAAAAGTTTTTGGTGGGTCTGGTTTTCTCCTCCTAGTTCTTAATAATAACTCAATCCCTCTATTGATATGAGGTTCTGGATTATTTAGTGGGCTTTTTTCGTCTTCCAGGTCTTCTGTCATGACTATACTTCCATGCATCTTCTAAGATGCCATACAAATAATTTTTTATTTTTCTTGCTTGAGGTTTCGGGATGTGACCATAACCCTC